AAGTTTGGTGTATTTACAATAGAAAGAGCATTATTTCTTGCCATTCTATAACGTTGTTCAATTAGTTGAATCTTATTAGGATTTACTTGTTCATCATCCATTATTAGATTCTCTATTATTCTTTGTTTTAGAGCATATTCATAATACTCATTTATTACATCATGATCAGGTAATAATAGATTACCTTCCTCATCTTCCATAGTTCCTTGATAGTTTATATATAAGTTTCCTGTTTCAAAACTAGTATATATCCAACCGTTTTTAATCCAAGCAGTATCAGGAGCATGCCAATTTAAATTTGGACAATCGCACTGTACATCAACTGCATTTTCTAGTATTCTAATCTTTTTTAAGTTGGTCCACCTTCTTGTTTCATATGTAAGAGCTTGAACAAGCTGTACCACTTCTCCTTTACAATTTATAGTACAAGAGTTTGGATTAGCACAACAAGTATTGCAGGGTTCACAATTGTTAGTTGCTTGACCACATTGAGCACATGGATCATTGCAAGGATTTACAGGCTCTAAAGGTGTAGGAGGTGTCTCACAAAAATCTACTGTCGCTGGCGGAGCAGTTTGATATTCCGGAGCAGCTCCAATAATTTTTTCTTCTACTCTTGTTCCTTGTGGTAAATATTGTTTTGTTTCATAACTACTACAAGAGAGAGCAAAATTAAGAACATAGAAATCATTAGGTAATCTAACTCTACCTTTCTCAACTTCTAGTATTATTTCTTTAGTTTTATTTATTCTTAACCCAAGATCATAGTTAACTCTTTTAGTTACTCTAATCATATCTTGAGGATCAATTAAATTTTGTAATTGATACTTTTTAAAATCACTAAGAACATCTGCCATAAGTTGATCAAATGTTCTATATTTTAGAGTATAATTGTAACTCATAATTTACCATTTAACTTTGTGTGACCAATATCTAGCAGATAATTTAGATGGCTTAGCATCTTGTGCATTATGTCTAGCATAATAACTTTTCTTACGTGCTTTATCTTTTGCAGTCTTAGGATTTTTTCCAGCTCCTTTTACTCCTTGTTGACCAAACCTAATAGTTTTAATTTTATCTCCTACTTTAGCTACAACTACATGTGACTTAGTAGGATGACTAGGTGTACGCTTAGGTTTATTGTAACCTGATACACCTGCTCTTGTTAATCTACTGTCTTTCTTTTTTGCAGTCATTTCTTTTGTTGTTTAGCTTTCATCTGAGCTTTTTTACTAAGCTCTTTCATATGATATAAAAACTCACTCTTAGATGTGTGTGTCTTACCACTCATAAGCTTACCACTTTTATCTTTGTGTGTATGCTTCCCTCTATAAAGTGATCCATCCTTTTTATAATGTGGTACTCCTTTCATTTCTTTTTCTTTTTAGTTCCAGTTCTGTTTTTACCTTTATGTAATCCATGTGAGGCATGTTGTTTACCAGCTTTAGTAGCAGCTCTTTTTTTTCTATTAGCTGCAGCTAATTTTTTTCTGCCTGACGGTGTACTTTTAAGTTTACTTATTGTAGCAGAAGGTGCATAAACTTCACCTGTTTCAGAAGATTTTTTTCCTGAAGCTGTTCTCCATTTTTGTTTAGTCCACCTGTCCAGACTTTTCTGTTGTTTTTTCTTCCCCATTATTACATTTATCTTTTAACTTTTTAATTCTTTTTTTAATGTTCTTTAAAAAAGCATCTAAAGTTTCAAAGTGATCTTTTTCTTCATTCTTATCCATACATTAAGATTTAATCCAATAATCGCAGTTTATTATCAAGCATTGTTTTAATACTTTCAACAGCTGCTGTAACTTGTTCAAGTGCTTCAAGTGTTTCAAGGTCACGTTCTCTTATGTAGGTGTTTAGTTGTTTTACTTCATCTGCATGCTTTAATGTAAGCTCTGCTATTTGCTGCAGAAAGTGTTGTCTTTCTTCCTGCATCTCTTTTTTAGTTTCTATTTTATCTTTCCATAAAGCATAGATGCCAATACCCAAAGCAATAATTACAGGTGTTTGTTCTAATAACTTTAATAATAACTCGTCCATTACTTTTTAATTTTTATATCCTCCTCCAGCGGCTTTATATCTTTTAGCTAACATTTGTGCTTTACGTGCAGACCATTGTCCAGGATTTCCACCTTTAGAGCCAGCTTTTATTTCATTAAACAATCTTTTACGTAAAGAAGGTTTAGTATAATTACCTGCAGAATTTACAGTACTTTTTTTCTTACTTGTAGTTTTTTTCTTAGGCATTATCTCATAATATTTTGATTATCATCTGCACCATCTGGCGGTATTTTACCACTAGTTAGTATTTCATTTATTACCATTTGTTCTATTTCAGAAAACAAATGTTCAGGTATTACAGATTCTCTATCTTGTTCTTGAATACAATCTTTAGAATCTGTTGAGCAATTAAATGAAGAAACATCTTCATCAAATATAGCTTGAACTCTAACACCTTCCCAAGTAACATTAGGTAAATAAATATAACCATCAAGATACCAATAGTATTTTGTCTTATTATATTTAAAGCTAGTGCTTTTAGTCATATTAGAATATACTGTAGGATAAGTCTGTTGTGCAGCTTGACTATAATCTAAAGATGTAACTGCTCTGATAATTGGACCATCATCGCTTTGTAGTAACTCTGGTAATTTATCTTTACTTCTCATAAAAGTACATCCAGTCTTTATACCTATACAGCAAGCTTCTATTTTATCTACCTCAATTAAATCTAGACAAGGAATTTCTTTAAACAAGTTTCTATACTTATATATTTCACCTGTTAAAGATTCTCTTTTAATAAACGTTTTGCCATACTTCATTACTAAACTATAGATAAATCTATCTGTTAGAAATGGATCTTCTTTAACAGCTTTTAAAACGTTTCTTATTCTTGATATGGACTCTCCTATTAACGTCATATATTATAGTTTAAACTCATCATAATCTTTAGGTATGTTAGACCCCAACCTTTTAGCAATATCTTTTTTTCTATATTTATCAAACATCTGAGATATTTTATCAGTAGGATATACCTCAATATATTTAGCCCAATTATTTTTATAACTTTCTGATGCATTTTTTCTAAACTGCTTTACAGCTTTAAAAGACCATACTTGTTTATTTGTAAATGGATATTTAGTGTTTGAGTTAGTATAGAATATTTTTAAAAGTTTGTTATCAGAATCCCAGTTTTTATGATTAGTTTTTATTCCGTAATTAAAAGATTTTTTATAATCAATGTTTTGTTTTTTTGTAGCAGGACAAGAAGCCATAAATATAAAACCTAAACCTTGAGGTAACTCTATTCCATCTCTGTTATCTATTACTCCTTGAGCTAAAAAACCATTAAAAGTCATTACTATACTTTTGAATTGTTTTAATGTCATGTTAGAATATTCTGGATGTTGATCTTTAAACATTTCCAGTTTTTTTCTTGTAAGTATTGATATTCTTTTTTCTCTAAATCTTGGTCCGTTTAAATTTGGTTTATTTATTTTTTCCATACTATTACATATATAATATACTCAATTTTTCTTTGTTTTACAAATAAACACTTTTCAGGTTTAAGATAACCAAAAAATTTGAGCGTTTAATGTTTCAGATTCTTTTTCTACTATTTCAAATACACAGGATGCTTTTGTCATACTGTAATTATCCATTATCCAATCTGAAGCTCCAAAGATAGAACCAATATTCCAGTAAGTCATTTTCATTCTGCTACAATCTAAATCATTCATATGCAAATCTCCTTTTCTTACATGAATTTTGTAGTTGCCTAGTTTTCTATCTATAACGTAATCCATTAAGAAAGATTCTGTATCTGCATTGATTTTTAAGGGGAGTCCGTGCTTTCTGTTTTTCTTATCCTTACCATGAGTAATAATATAAGCTCTATCATATAAAACAAAGTGTGATAAAAACTCTTCTGGTATGATAAACTTTATATCAGGATATGCAACACTACCATATTGCTGTAAAGCAAATGACGCTTGCCAACCAAAGTCACCTGCATGATTGTCATTAGATATGTGTACAACTTCTAATTGCTTTGAGATACCTGAATTAAGAAGTTGTTCATAAAACCATTTGTGAGTATAAAAGTGTACTTGAGCGGCTTCTTTATTATTTAAGTTTTGAGGAAGATCATGACCGCCTCTTGTAGTCTGAGCATTATAACCATCTAAAGAATCTCCAAGATCAGCCACTATAAGCTTATCAAATATACCATAGGTTTGAAACAAAGACATAGCCTTTTGGTATATCTTTTCCATTCTACTAAAAAACACATGCTCATCATACTTCTTTTTATAAAGAGCATCATCAGGTATAGAAGCTCCTATATGTTTATCAGAAGTCCATATAATCAAAGCCTTGTTATTAGACGGAAGAGTTGTCTCTTTATTATAAGTAATAGATATATTACCAACCTTATCTATAATATTCTCCCAATCTTCTTTTGTAAGTTGGTATTCACTTTGCTCTACAGCTTTATAACTTTCTAACCATTCAACTTCTCCACCTTTCTTTTGCACTTGCCATGTAGATTTCAGACGGAGTTTCTTACTATCATCACCCATCATCACATCTTTCTTAATCTCAGCAGCCACTTCCGTTTTAGCACGTTTAATTTTATCCAAATCATCAAGCTCTAAAAAATCAGCCAGCCAACCAGCACCTCTTTTTATATAGCCAGGTTTCTTTCTAAAAAAATCTTTTAATTGTTCTAGTGTCATTATTATTAGTTTTTAAAAAAAGAAAGCCCTTGTATTATTAAACAAGAGCTTTCAGCTGTCAGTCATAGTATAAACCAACAAACCATGACATATCTTTAATAAATATTATTTTTACGGTATGCACGTTGTACAACTATTTATTGTATAGTTAGCATTAGGTGTAACTGCTGTTACAGTATTACATAATACTTGACAAGTGCTTACATGATTACCTAAAGGTGCTATTACAACTTCAACAATTTCACCAGCAGGAGAAGTCGCATTGCAAGTATTATATACTATTGTTAAAGGATCAACAGCACTATTATTTGTAATGTCTAATTCACCACAATCTGCACACTCACAACTTGTTCCTACAACATTTATATCAAATTGTAATTTTTCATCTGCAGATAATCCTGCAAATTTATTTGAATAATCTGTTTCATTAGAGCATTCAACATAACTTTCACCTAAACCTAATTCTACTGTAGCTGTTGTAACTCCTGCACAGTATAAATGATCTAAAGTTACACAACTATCTAAAACTACAGATAAAACAGCTCCTGAACCTCCTGACACCTGATTATCAACACCTGCAGTAGGTACGCTTGTGTATCCTGATCCATAATTTGTAATTGTTATAGCTGAAACTACTCCGGTGCCAACAACAGCGCTTACTTCAGCAACTACTCCGGAGCCGCCACCGCCTTGCACAACTATTTGATCACCTACTAGATAATTTTGACCTCCTGCTGATATATTAATAGAAGCTATAGGAACATTAGTACAAACCCATTCATATTGATAACAATCAACTTCATCAGGATCTGGAACTAATGCTTCAAAGTATATTGTTGTATTTCCTGTTGGATCACAAAGACTTTTTAAATATCCTTCATATACTTTTGCATTACAACCACTTGTACAAGTAGGGGAAAAAGATACTGTATTGGGTGTACCACCATTTAATTGGAGTTGAGATGTAGTATAAGCAATAGTTCCTTTTTCTCTCCAACCAAATTCAAAAGTATTAGGACCACTTCCTGCAGTTACAAAGTTTACTTCTACTGTTACTGTATTACAAGGCATTATTTTAAAGTTTTAATTAGTAATTCTGCAGAACTACATTCTGTAAGATCTGCACATACTGATGTGATAAATAATTTATATTCTGAATCTGCAGCTAAAAATTCTATTAGTATTTCTGTAGCACCAGTATCAATAGCATAAGGTGTTACAGTTCCTGTACTAACTTCTGTTAAATATAAAGTACGAGTTTGGCTAGCTGTAGAAATTGGTGTAAATGAAATATTAATTGTGCTAGATGTAACTGTTGGTAAACCTAACAATACAGCTTTGCAAGAATCGCTGTCATCTACACAAGATGCTGAATCAATATTACTGTCTAGTAATTGAAATACAGTATATAAATTCATACCTGTTTTTA